ATGGAACCGCACCACATCCGCGACCGCTTGGAGCACTTGATCAACGCGCACGGCGAAACCTATGCATCAGTCAGTCGCCTACTCGGTCGCAATGCAGCGTATTTCCAGCAGTTCATGAGACGCGGCACGCCGGAACGTCTCGATGAAGATGACAGGCTGATCCTCGCTCGATACTTTCAGGTCGATGAACGCGAGCTGGGCGCCCGCGATCCGTGGATACCGACTGATGTGCAATCACTACCAAAAACATCCGGAAGCGATCGCCGCGTGGGCTGACTATATCGGGTGGAGCCTCCCCGACGCGTTCGGCGAAACGCTAGACGACGTGTGGCCGAAGGGTGAAGGCTGGGTCGCGCGTATCGAGGATGGCGAAAAGCGGTTCGAGCCGATGCGCTGGGGCTTCGAGCTTCACGTCCCCGGAAAACGCGAAGGGACGACGCGCAAAACGCAGGTCACCAATATCCGCAACCTGTCCAGCCCCTTCTGGCGCGGTCGCGTGCCAAGGATCGAGCGCCGGTGCCTAGTCCCATTCACGCGCTTCGCCGAACCGAAGATCGGGCAAGGCCGCGAAGAACATTGGTTCACCGTCCCCTCACGCCCAGCCGCCGCCTTCGCCGGAATATGGGATATGTGGAACGGCGAACCCGTGTTCGCCTTTCTCACCTGCGAACCGAACAGCCTGGTCAAGCCGCTCCATCCCAAGGCGATGCCCGTGATCCTCGCCGAAGACGACTATCAACTATGGCTGACCGGCGACTGGAACGAAGCGCAATCGCTGGTCGCACCCTTCCCTGCACAATTGATGCGGGCGGAGTAGCGGACGCGACGTCGGTTCATGCATTGGATACTTCGTCACCACCGATCAGCGGTGCATCGGGATCGGGCAATTTCGGCATCACACCCACTGCCAGACGATCGACGATGATCGGCGCGGTAGCTCCCATATAGAATGCAATCAATGGCGTCGCCGCATCAATGATCAACGGAAGCGTGCCTGACACGAACGGCATCAGACACCTCGTGGCAATATAGGGCCACTTTCGATATCGAGATGGAAGATGTCCGTCGAGCTTTGCGCAGGCTCGCGCAAAAGCGAAGAATTCGACAACAGCGCTTCCGATAACGCCGACCGCATAGGGGGAAAGGCCAAGCGAATCGAAATCGGTTATTATCGAACTCCGATCCGGAACAATGCGATCACCGAAGCCAGACGCCGTTGAATTCTGTCCACGGTGCGCCGACGGTGCAGCACATATCCGACAACACTTGCCGCATTAGCCAGCAACAAAAAGCTGACGATGACAAGAAATAGTGTCGCGAAAAACTGAAGCAGCGTTTCCATGTCCATCCTATCCTCCCCCCATTTGTAGAACGGTCGCGACCAGTTTTCACTGCGGAATAGTCCGGAGGCGACCGCATGTAAACTGCGGGGGACGATACATGGCGGCAACTGTATGTCCGCTGTACATGCCGCAGGCGACCGGGAGATAGGAAGCCGGACGATAGGATTCAAGCGAACTCGTCATTCACCCATAGCTTCGATTGCAATGTTGGATCGCGCCTGCTCGCTTGCCGGGCATGGGCAAGACCGCACCGCTGATTCCATCCTCCTATCGCACAATTGCCGACACGATCGCGCGCGGTGGGCGCCTCAAGGCGCAATGCGACACCTGCGGCGAATCGCGCGAACTCGATCGCCTCGCGCTGGAGCGCATCCGCCACGCTAAGGGCGCTGACTATTGCCTGATCGGAAGGCGCTCGCCCTGCCGCTTCACGCGCGGATGCGCCGGATGGGTCCGCTTCTTCTACTGGAACGCATTCTGGTGGCCGCTGTGGCGCGATCGCGACGATACGCGCTGGCTGCTCGCCAGCAAATGAAACGCCGGTGGATTGCTCCGCCGGCGCTGTTGCATATTGGGCTGTTTCTTCATTCAAATCATGGCGGTGCCTCCATATTCCTGATCCAGTCGAGGCCGTAGAGCACGCCTGAGCGACAACCTGCCCAGGCGCCGCGCGCACCGCGCACGATGAACAGTGCCGTCACTTCGTCGCGATCGAGCACGTTTGAATAAAGCGCGACCTCAGTCCCTGCCGGCAACAGCGCCCGCGTCCCGTCGTCGCGCGTGCCGATCACATCGGCCGCCAGCGTAAAGCGGGCCAGCGGCGGCAATCCGGTCAGCTTCGGGAAGGCATCCGGGCACCCGGCGCTCAGCTGCGCAGGGTCCGGCATCACCGGCACCGCCCGTTCGGGCAGCGCACAGTTAGTCAGCGATAGCGTCAAGAGCGCTGCTGCGATTGGTCCGCGCATCGTCGATCCTTTCGATCAGATTGGCCTGTTCGTTCGCCTCTGCGGCGTCGCGCATCTGCCGCGCCTTCATTGCCCCGCGCTCCGCGTCCACCTGATCGGAGCGCACCCTGGCGTTGTTCTTGTTGCGATCATTCGAAACTGCCCCGCGATCGTTGAACCAGTCGAACACCGCCAGGGCGCCACGGACAGCCCCGGACAGCGCAATCAGCAACGCCAGAGCGATAAGCCCCGCCACCACGCGCTGCACGTTCCCTTTGGCGCCTGTACGCGCAGCCAAACGCATGAGATATTCGGTCATGCTTCTTCATCCCTGCTTGAAATGGTTCGCGCTGCCGCCTCTGCGGCTGCCGCAACCACAGCGTCTTCGATCTCGATGCCGTCACGGCTCACCCGGATCGTCCGCTTGATCAGCAGGCCCGCAAACCCGGTCAGGACGATCCCGATCAGAATCAGCGCACCGACGCCCAGCCAGAACACCCGCGACGGCGATTCCCGCACGAACCAAAGCGTGAACCCTGCATAGATGGTCATCGCCACGCCGCCGCCGGCGAGCAGCATGAGCGCCCAGGCGCGACGGCCCTCCTGAGACAACAGGCTGCGGAACGGCGCGCCAAGATGGCCCGGCAATCGCCCGAGCCAGCCGATAAAGCCCAGATCGATACGCCCCGTCATTGCGCGGCCCTCCTGCGGGCAAAAGCTTCCGCAAGGCGCACATCATATCGGTTTGCCTGATAGGCGGTGCCATTATAGCCGCCGGCAAAGGTAGCCCAGTCGCCGGTGCGCAACGCCTGCACCAGACCGCGCCGTTTCACGAACAGCAGAAACGCAGCCAGTTGATCAGCCTCGGTTTGCGATTGGCGCCAGGCGAACGCCCAGGGCGTCGGCGCACCGCAGATTTCATGATTTTCGCCGAGGATCTGAAACCCGCCATAGCTGGCACTCGCGAACCCCGCGTCGACATCCAGCGCCACGGCGTCGAGCAATTGCTTCCACCGCCCGGCCTGGCTGCCCGGATAGAGCTTCCGGTTCCAGTTACGAGAAGAGATATGCGGGTGGCTCACATCGAAACGGTGGCCGGTGGCGCGGCTGAAACGATGGGACTCGAACAAGATCGTCGGGCGACCATCGATAAAGGGCGATGCCGTCGCCTCCACATCCCACACGGCCCAGATCTTTGCCTGCTCGACACCCAGATCCTCCGCCGCATCTTCGATATCCATCACGTCCAGCGGGGTGTCTGGGCCTTCCGTCAGCTTGAGCAGTATCGCCGCGCGCGTCTGCGGACCGCACACGCCATCGGCCGCGACGCCCACGCGCCGCTGCAGCTCACTCATATCCATGTCGATATCTCCGATTGCGCCTCAGCGCTGGTCGCCACTTTCGTGACGGTGCATTGCCTCCAGCTGGCCGATGCGCCGATCCAGTTCACCAAAACGATCGTCGCTGCGGTCGCCCGACAGCTGCTGGCGTTCATCGATCCGCGTAACGGTCTGCTGCAGGCTGCTCAGAGTCGTCACGCCCCAGATGCACATGCCGCCCACACCCAGACTGGCGAGCGACGAAATGATCCCGGCCGCCCATTTCAACGGAGCCGGGACGCGGGATTCCGGAGGCGCCGGCGGATGTTCACGGTCGAACCGTTTGATAAACGCCTCTGCCAGCTGCTCGGCTATGACGCGCACCTGCTCGCTATTGCCCATGCCTTGCGGGCGGTTATCGGGCATTGACCTTTACCTTCTGTACTGTCGCCAACGCCCCCTGCGCTCGAATCGCATGCATTGTAGAAACCGGGTATGCAGGCGTTCTCGAACGACTCCCGGCAAAGGAAGGGCCATCATGGACGGCAGATTCATCATGGACGAGGAAACTGCTGATAAGGCGGTTCTTTTGCTCACCAATCGGCTTTCGCTCGACCTGCTCTCCTGGCTGGTCAGCAATGGCACGATACCTTCGGAAGATGCTGAACATCTTATCAATTTCTCCGCAAATGAGGTGATCAAGGGAGCGCCGGAACTGCGTGACGCCGTCATTTTCTTTGCCGAACTGGCCGCAGGACGCTTGCCGCCCAAGGCTTAGTCTGTGGTGATCCGCAATCTGTGCTGATCGATTTCAGCGATCGCCTGCGCCGAAATCTCTGTCAGGTCATTGGCCCAGATGTGCGCCACGCGAACGCCGGGAAAGTCCCGCTCGATCGACTGGTATCCCATCGCCAAAGCGCCATTCTCGCCAGCTGCCAGAAACGGATAAAAGAACCCGCCCTCATTGCCCTGGGCGTCGCGAAGCAACCCGTGCACCGCGAAGAAACGAGGCGCAGGCACCTCCGGTTTGGCTTCCGCCGTCACCTCGGGCATTTCGGGCTCGGCCTTCGGCTTCACGCCGACTTTCGCCGCTGCGGCCTTCCGGGGGCGCGGCGTTGGCTTGTTGTTGAGAGCGGCCATTTATGCACCCTCGCCTTCGGCTTCTTCGATCGGCGCACCCCATTCGCTTTTCGGCGACGGATCATCGGCCGCATCCGGCCAGCCACCGCTGGGCGCCGTCTCGCCGGCAGCACGGCGCAGGGCCAGCATCATGGCACCGGCCCGATTGTCCAGCCGCCCGTGGAAGCCGTCGCGCTCACAGATCGAGGCGCAACCCGCCGCGATCTCGCGTGCATCATCGTCGAAGTCGGCGGGGTTGGCATACACCGCCTCGGTGAAACTCGCGGCCAAATCGACAGGCGACGTGCCCGTGCGGGTCAGATCGCCCAGCCTGGTCGAAAGGTGCGCGGGCAGCAGCCCGGCGTTGATGATCAAGTGGGCGCGCGCGGCGTCTGCGGCATCGGCGATGCCATTAAAAATACGCATCTTCATTTCTCCGGTTGATCGAGGCGCGATTCCAGATCTCTGACGCGCGCCTCCAGCGTCAGGACCAATTCGATCAGGCTTTCCTGCGACATGGATTTCCGCATCGCCTGGTCATGCTCAGCTTGCTTGCTCGGGCAGTCTTTCCACCGCCGCTTCCGCTTGTCCCACACCTGTCGATCATGCGCGGGCTCGGGCACCTTGATACAGCTGACGCCGGTATCGATCCCTTCCGCCGCGGGATCATCGCCGTGCGTATAATGACGCGTCTGTTCACCGTTTGCGTGCGTGACCAGCCAATGCCGGACCGCATGCACTTCCTTCGCCCGGCGCATCATTGGGGCGACGCCGTTGCGGTGCCGACCACCGATGCCAGGCCTTGCCCTCCGGAAACCATGCGGCCCATCAATCGGAAATAGGCAGTGGCGCCATTGGTCAGCCCCGTCTTGGTCTGGGTCACCGCGATATCGCCGGGAAAGTCCCGCTGCCCCTTGGGAGGATTGAGACTAAACCACCGCTCCGCTGCTGAGCCTGTGATCTCGCTTGCCACATCCGACCACCCCGTCGATCCATCGGCGCTATATTGCCATTTCGCTGCCAGATAGGTGACGTCGAATTCGGAACCGTTCACTGCGGAATAGGTCAATGGCGCGGTTAGATCGACTTCCCCGCCAGTGCCGACCACTACCGTCAGGTTCTCTGTCATCACCTGGTGCGTGGTGTTGGTGCCTGGATTCGTAAAACTGCTAGTGCTTGCCGGGCCGCTCGCTGCGCTTACCGGGGGCGGCGCGTCGATCCGCTGGATGGATATCTGCTTGTAAAGCGTCACCCCGCCATAGGCCGCCGAAACAGTGATGCTCCCCTGCGCCGCCGACACCGCCGACACCGAAACATCGCCCCGCTGCGCGCTGGCGGCGGTGTTGTTGATCGTCGCCGTGCAGCCTGAGCTGGAAAGGATCGCATAGCTGGTACTCTCGCTCACATCGGTCGTGCCGATCAGCCGACGGAACGAACGCAGCTTCGGCAACTCGCCTGAATTCGCCGTGCCGGTATAATCGGCATTGACGACGATGTTCGGGACATCGGCCATCCCGTGCTGATTGTTCGCGGTGACATCGGCATCGGCTTCGATCCCGCTCAGCTTCGTCGCAGCACTACTGTCAAGGTTGGCCAGGCTCTTGTTCGTCACCTGTCCGCTCGACAGATCCACGGCGCTCTGCGTTGCAAGCGCTCCTTGTCCAGCAATCGCCGCCGCGGTGTGACCGCTGGTAACATCCGCTGCCAGCTCCCCGGTAAACAGCCCACCACTGGTCCGACGCAGAAGATTCGAGCTGTTCGCCCGTGTCGTCGTCAGGTTGCGTGCCAGATCGCCGGCAGCATCGAGCCCGGCGGCAACGCGCCCATCGGTCAATTCGGTGGGCCGCCCCGTCAGATTTGTGCCCCAGGCCGCACCAACCGTTGCACCCGTCGCGATGCCCGAAAGCTTCGTACCTTCGGTGGCGTTCAGCTGGGACAGGCTGTTCGCCGTTGCTCCGGTGCCCTGCCCGGAGATGGCGGCGGCGGTGCCGAGCGAAGTGCGGAGCACGGCTTCGGTGCCGGCAGTCGTGCCGTCCTCCAGAACGACATTCTGTCCCAGCACCGCGCTGGGGCTCACAAACGGATCGGCGAAATAGACGGTGCCAGCCCGCGCAACATTCGCGTCCCAGGCAACATAAAGGTACATGTACCATGCCACCGCATCGTCCGGCAGCTTCACCCGCGCCTGCTTCGATCCCAACGCCCCCGCCGCTGTGCCGGAGGGCACCAGCTCCGGAAATGCCGCGATCACTACACTGTCATCGTCGCGAAAATAATCGATCCGCACATATGCTTTTCCGGAAAGCTGCACGCCGACATAGGACCGCGCGCCAAACGTCAGCAATTCTCCGCCTCGACACGGGCGGGTCCGCGACCGGATCGTCGTATAACTTGGGCTAGTTGAAGTACCACCGTCACCGGAAATGACTGCCGCGCGCTTAACTCCCAGCGCTGTGCAAGCAGCACTGTTGGTCGAAACCGACAGACTTTCCCAATAGCTGCTGTCCTGAAACGTTGGATCAAGGATCGCGTTGACAGCACTTCCAAAACCGCTCGACAACAGCGACGGCGTCACCACGCTCTTCGTCGCCAGCCCACCCTGGCCCGTAATCGCCGCTGCAGTGTGCCCTGCGGTCACATCCGCCGCCAACTCGCCCGTGAACAGGCCACCGCCAGATCGACCGAGTAAGTTGCTACTGTCCCGGCGCGTTGCCGAAATGTTGCGATTGAGATCACCATCACCGGTCAGTCCCGCCGATACCCGACCGTCGGTCAGTTCAGCAGGACGCCCGGTTAGATTGGTTCCCCACGCCGCCCCCACCGTCGCGCCGGCAGCAATGCCCGACAGCTTCGTGTTCGCCGCGCTGTCGACATTGGCGAGGCTCTTGTTGGTCACGTCAGACGATGACAGGTCGACCGCGCTCTTGGTCGCCAACCCGCCCTGACCCGTGATGGCCGAAGCAATGCCGAGTGACGTTTTGAAGTTGCTCAGCGTAGCCGATGATCCGCCACTGGACTCGAGCAACAGCCCGTCACCAAAATAGAGCGTGTCCTTCAGGCCCACAGCCTTGCCGCCCAGGCCGCCATAGGTCACCTGACCGCCACCGGCGCCCGACAGCGATCCGTTCGATCCGATCGTGATGCTGCTGTTCTTCAGCCCGGTCGCGGCATTGGCGGTGCCGAGCGTGCCGGTGACATCGGACGTCGCCAGATTGACCGCGCTTTTGGTGGCCAGCGATCCTTGATTTAGGATGGCCGCGGCGGTGTTCGCGCCGGTCAAATCCGCATCCAGATCACCGACAAACAACCCGCCACCGGTTTTCCGCAACAGGTTCGACGATGTCGCGCGCGACTGCGGGATGTCCTGCGCGATCAGGCCGCTCGAATCTAGCCCGGCCGCAACGCGCCCGTCGGTCAGTTCCGTGGGCCGCCCGGTCAGATTTGTGCCCCACGCTGCGCCAACCGTGGCACCGGCGGCGATACCGCCCAACTTTGTGCTGGCGGTCGAATCCAGATTTGCGAGGCTTTTGTTCGTGACTTCGCCCGAGGACAGATCAACTGCGCTCTTGGTAGCGAGGCCACCCTGACCCGTAATCGCCGCCGCTGTTCCCAGAACCGTCTTGAAATTCGACAATGTGGCCGGCGAGCCGCCTGTGCTTTCCAGCAGGTTGACCCCAAAAGCGCCACCGACGGTCGCGTAATTCTCCACCCCTGTCAGCTTGGTTCGCTCGGTAAGCTGATAGCGCTTATAGGTCGCTCCGTCGGTAACATCACTGTCCAGAGACACTACTGACTTCGTCGCAAGGCTGCCCTGCCCGGAGATGGCGGCGGCGGTGCCGAGCGAAGTGCGGAGCACGGCTTCGGTGCCAGCAGTCGTGCCGTCCTCCAGAACGACATTCTGTCCCAGCACCGCGCTGGGGCTCACAAACGGATCGGCGAAATAGACGGTGCCAGCCCGCGCAACATTCGCGTCCCAGGCAACATAAAGGTACATGTACCATGCCACCGCATCGTCCGGCAGCTTCACCCGCGCCTGCTTCGATCCCAACGCCCCCGCCGCTGTGCCGGAGGGCACCAGCTCCGGAAATGCCGCGATCACTACACTGTCATCGTCGCGAAAATAATCGATCCGCACATATGCTTTTCCGGAAAGCTGCACGCCGACATAGGACCGCGCGCCAAACGTCAGCAATTCTCCGCCTCGACACGGGCGGGTCCGCGACCGGATCGTCGTATAACTTGGGCTAGTTGAAGTACCACCGTCACCGGAAATGACTGCCGCGCGCTTAACTCCCAGCGCTGTGCAAGCAGCACTGTTGGTCGAAACCGACAGACTTTCCCAATAGCTGCTGTCCTGAAACGTTGGATCAAGGATCGCGTTGACAGCACTTCCAAAACCGCTCGACAACAGCGACGGCGTCACCACGCTCTTCGTCGCCAGCCCACCCTGGCCCGTAATCGCCGCTGCAGTGTGCCCTGCGGTCACATCCGCCGCCAGCTCGCCCGTGAACAAACCGCCGCCCAGCTTGCGCAGCAATGCCGAACTGTTCGCACGAGCGGTGCTGATATTCCGTGCCAGATCGCCTGAGCCATCCAGCCCGGCTGCGATTCGACCGTCGGTGAGTTCAGTCGGTATAGAGGCGATCAGCGGACCACCCCAAAGAACTGCATTCTCGGTCGCCAGCGCGCCCTGACCCAATACGCCCGCCGCCGTACCGATCGCGGTTTCGAGATCTCCCTTCCAATACCAGCCACCACCGGGTCGCTGCACATTGCCGGGAAGATCGCTATTCTCACCAACGATTGCGCCAGGCGTCGCACCCGGTTCGGCGGGCTTCAGATCCTCGATCGGCGTCCCGTCGTCATAGGTGGTCGCCTGCCCCAGTGACTTCGGCGTCGTCGCGTCAGAGAAGCCCTCGACATTCAGCGCGAGGGTGCTCACCGTTTCGCCCACTTCGATCGTGAAATCGCGAAAGAAACCGTGCACGATCAGGCTGTCCAGATAGCTGTCCCCGATCCACAATGCCGGTTGCGCACGCACCGATGCCACCCGGTTCGCCACCATGTCGATCGCGTCCGTGCGGATCAGCGCGCGCGCAGCCATCCGCTTTGCCCAGGCACGCTGCACCAGCGTGACTTCGCCGAAATCGTCCGTTTCCTTACGGCTGAAATCCAATATCCCGGCGGTCGGCGACGCTTCCGTCACGCCCAGCGGCACCAGCGTGCCGATCAACAACGTGCCGATCGACTTGGTGCCGCTGCCCGATACCGTCACCGTCACATTGCCCGTGGTGGTGGGCAGATCGAGGAACAATGCGCTGCCATTGGCGACCGCGATCGTGCGGTCATATCCCGGTGCCTGCACTCGCGCGCTGGTGCCGACCACGTCGATCAGCGCCACCGCATCGATGCTGCTTGGATCGATCGTGATGGAAATGGTGCTGGAGGACGACGATGCCGTGCCCGACGCGCCATCCAGCATCGCCCAGCGATTGGTCGGCCCGACATCGATCCACTTGCCAGTCGATGTCGCCGGATCATTGTTCACGTTGCCATCGGCAACGCTTTCATAAATCCGGTGCGCATTGCCGCGCAGCACCTTCGCCCCGGCGGCATAGGTCGTGGCCGCCGACCATTGCGAAGCATCATTTTCGGCGATCGAACACGAAACCAGCGCGGCATCGGTCACCGTCATCGGCTGCAGCAGGCGCAACGTCGATGTGCCCGTGGGCGCCGGATCGCCACCCGGATCCGCGCCCGCCTCTGTTTCTGCCAGCCCTTCGACATTCAGCGTGCAGTAACTCAGTGGCGGCACCGCCAGGTCCAGCTCGAAATCCTTGTAATATCCCTCGAAATTCAGCCAGTCGAACCGATCATCGGCTTTCCACCGCGCCGATGTCGCGCGCAGCGCCGCCAGCTGCCGCTGTACCGCGGCGACATTTTCGGTTTCCAGCGCAACCCGAACCGACATCTTGCGCGAAAATCCACGCTTCACGATTGTCGTGACGCCGAAATCGTCGGTCACCCGGCGGCTGTAATCGACAATCCCGATCGTCGGCGATGCCTCCAGCGTGCCGATTTCGATTTCGGTCTCGCCTGCCGTCACGATCTTCATGCGGCAATCTCGATGCTGATCGCGTCGCCACCGCTCTGTTGAGTTACATTGTCTAGCGTCCGCTTCATCGATCCGGTGTTAGCGGCAGTGGTGGCATGCCCGGCATTATTCTCGCTGCGAAGCTGCGCCACTTCCTCGCGCAGCGCGCGGATCTCGCTCGCCATGTCGCCACTGGCGCTTGCCGGTGCCGTCGCTACCTGATTGGTCGCCGCGGCGTTCAGCAGATCGTCGATTGAAACCTGCACCGGCTGCGAACTGATCCGGTCGCCGCTCGGCGTCCCCGCCGCCGCGATCGAAGCCGCCGCCGTGCCCCCGGCAAAGCCGGTGATTGCGGCATAGGTCGCCTCCAGGCTCGCCGCCGTCGCCGCCTGCACCCGATCCAGTTCCTGCCGGCTCGTCGCCACCAGTGCGGCCGCCGAAAGCAGCGCCTGCGAAAGCCCCGGCAGGCTTTTCGCCGCATCCTGATCGCCGCTGCGGGCCGATGCCGTCGCCGCGTTGAACTGCCCCTGCAACGTCGCGAAATCGGTACTGGTGCCGCCATTGGCCAGGCCGCGAATGCGGTTCACTTCGTCCAGGATGCTGTCGCCCACGCTCTGCCATGCCTGCCGCAATTCGTCGGCGGCGGCGGCGGCATCCTTCGCGTCCTGAATCGCCCAGATCTGCTGCTGCAGCGCGCGATTGCTTTCGTCCAGCTTCGCCAGGTCCAGTTCGCGGATCGCCGCCGTATCGCCCTGCAGCTCCAGCAACTGGCGCTGCAGGCTCTGGCGCTCGCTGGCGATATCGGCGGCACTCTTCCCGCCGGTCAGCGCCTCCTGCACATCGGCGAACGCCGGCGCCAGTTTCAACAACGTGGCATAGGTCGCCTGTCCCGCTGCCGTGGTCAGATCCTGCGCCTCCACCAGCTGGCGGAATGCCGCGATCGAACCCGGCATCGCCAGTCCCAGACCCTCGAACACCTTGGCCATCTGCGCGGCTTTCGCCGCCGCTTGCTCTTCCTTGGTATAATATGCCTGGAAATAGGCATCGGCGGCATCCACCAGCCCCGAAACGCTGTCGAACTGATCGGCCAGCGCCAGCGTCGCTTCGATCCCCAGATTGCCGACACCCTGCCCCAGCAGGTCCAGCGTGTTCCCCACTGCCTCGATCGTGGAGGCGACGCGCACCAGCGTTTCGAACATGCCTTCGCCCGCCTGCTGAAACTGCCGTATGCCCGGAAAGGCGGCGTTCGCCATATTGTCGGCGGCGGCGCCGAACACGGCGGTCAGCTTGTCCTCGATCTCGGCTCCGGTCAGCCCCTTCAGGTCGATCTTGCCGATATTGACGACAAATCCGTTCAGCCGCGCCTCGACATCGTCGGTCGCCACGCCCAGCGGTCCGGCGGCCGCTTCGATCGCATCGGCGAAATTGCTCAGGATCAGTGTGAACTGGTTTTCCAGATCGGGGTTCGCAGCGCTATATTGCGTCGAATGTGACCGTCCGGTGACGATGCCAAAGAACTTCTTCGTCTTGGTGATATCGCTGTAATAGGATGCGTCGAACCCGCCCGACAGGATCGATCCCAGCGTCTGCGGCCCGCCATACAGGCCACTGCCGGTCACGTCGGTGCGCGATCCGAACAGCGACCCGATGAAGTTGCCGATGCCGCCAATGATCCCGCCGATGATCGGAATCTTGGACAGGATGCCCCCGCCGGTGATCAGCCCTTCCAGCAGGTTGCCGGTAAGGTCCTTCTTGAACCCCTCGGTGATCCCGGCATTCGCATCGATATTGCCCGTGCGCAGCACCAGCGATGCAAAGCCGCCGATCTGGCTGTCGATCGATTCCAGCGACGCCGACATCTGCCGCGCATAGGTGCTGGTCACGGTATCCACTTCGCGCAGGGCATCGATTGCATTCTTGATGCTCGCGCTCTGCGCCGTCGGATCGCCGAACACCGTGCCCGTGCCGGTGTTGCTGGGCTCGGACTGGGAGCCACCGCCGCCGAATGCGCCGCCGATCGATACGCCCAGCGATGCGATCGCCGCAGCCGTTGCCGCCCCGGCGGCCAGGTTCAGCGGGAATGGCAGGCTGCTGATCGCCTTGACCACTGCTTCCACCGCATGCTTCGCCGTCCGCGCCGCGCTGTTCGCCAGCGAAGCCCCGGTTTCGATCGCATCCTGCGCAATGGCGCGCACCGACAATGCGAACTGGATCGCGCGAAACGTCTGCTCGGCCTTCTGCAGGGCTTGATATCCCGCCGTTCCCTCGCGGAAAAACCCCTGCGCGGCTTCGGACAGGTCGCCGTAAAACGCGATCTGGGCGGCGGCGTTCTCGCGAGCGTACCGCGCCTCGTCGATATTATCTTTCGCAAGCTCGCCCAGCCAATATTTTCGTGTTTCGCTGTATTGGATCAGCGCACGCATCGATTCGTTGATCGCATCGCCGCCTTGCCCGAATGCCCGCGCAAATGCGTCTCCGCTCCGTTCGACCGCATCGATCAACCGGTCCATTTCCTCGCGGATCCGCCGGATCGTCTCGACTTCGCGCTCCGCCGCCGCGTCCCGCGCGATCAATGCGCTTTTCGCGGCGTAATATTCTTCCCAGCGCGCCGTCGCCGTCGCGATCCCATCATCCATATGCTGGGCGATGAATGCTTCCTTCTCCAGCGCCAGCGCCGCCTGATCACGCGCCGGGCCGATCAGGCCGTATAGCGCCAGCTCATCGCGCAGCGGCTGCATCACATTCTTGTCGAAATCCACCGCGCTTTGCCGGCCATAGGCCGCTTCGCGCACTGCCGCGGCATCGCGGATCGCCTGTTTCAGCGCCTCTGTCGGCGCCGCAGCGATCGCCGCCGCATCGGCATATTCACGCAACGCCCGCGCGCTCAGGCCGATCTTGTCGGCCTCTTCCTGCTGCGCCGCAGCATATTCCCGCGCCGCTTTCACTGCATTCTGATAGGCCCGCTCTTCCGCTGACAGCCGAGCGCGAGTCGAGCTCGGGTCCAGATACCCCTTTTCCTCAGCCTGCGCGCGTATGCGATCACGTGCATTCTGGCGCGCCCTTTCCGAAACTACGGAGGCGAAATCCCCGATATAATCACGTTCGGCCGCCTTGAATTCCTCGCTCCAGCTATCGGCCATTTTCCGTGCTGCACCGGCATATTGATTTGCCGCGCGCTCGATCTGCGGCGCGGTCAGCTCGGGCAATGCCCATGCGTCCGGCAATATCTTGTTCGCCTGCGCGATCAGCCAGTTCAGCCCTTCGATCGCCTTTCTCAGCATCAAATTTATTGCATCGATGGCGGCGTTGACTGCACTGAAAAACAGATCGCCCAGCACCTCCGGCAGGCTCGACCAGTTCTTGCGAAACGTCTTGAATGTGGCAACACTCACCTGGATCAGGAAATTGCCGAACGCCTTGCCTTGGTCCATCGCGCTGCTGAAGAAGTCGCCAATCGCATCCTTCACATCCGTCACGTTCGGGCCGATTGCGTCCCAGATCGCCTCTCCGGCGACCTGAAAAACCGCCTTGGTCGTGTCACCCCAGGTGACGGTAAGATTGTCGAGCTTCCGGATCTCTGCAGCCGTCAGACCTAGCGACTTGGCATATACCTTCATGTCTGCGTCGTCATTCGCGGCATGGTTCAACAGCGCGATTGCTCCGGCTGCGACTGCAGCGGCACCAGCGATTCCCATCAAAGCTGGGTTGGCTACCGTCGCCAGCAGCAATTTTTTCGACATGTCGGCTGCTGCTGCACCCACTTCCCGGAACCCCACTCCGGCCTGTCCCATGATCCCGTAAATCTGCGATCCCTGCTGGATCATTGTCGTCAGCACCATGCGCAGCGGCGCGCCACTCTGCGCCGCTGCGAACATGCCCAGCCCGATATCCTGGAACTGGAACGCCAGATTCTGCATGTGAAACCCGGTCAACTTGCCGGTCGCACCCAACCCGCCCAAACCTTGGTTCAGCATCCGCTGTTGCTGCCCCACATCCTCAAGCCGCCCCTGCAATACGGCCTGTTGATGCGCATATTCTTCGGCGCCGATCGTACCGCCGTGATACAGGCGCGTGCTTTCCGCCAGTTCGGCATTCAGCCGCTGCGTGATGGCATACAGGGGATCGGTCGACGCGCGCAGCCGCTCGGCGGCAACAGCATCGGCCTCCTGCGCCGCGCGCGATGCCTGCACCGCATCGGCCAGCATCTTATGCTCCCGCGCCAGTCGCTCTGCCGCTGCCACTTCGGCATTTTTCGCGGCCACGGCCCGCGCCGCCGCCTGCGCTTCTGCCTGCGCCGCATTCTCTGCTGCAATCGCGCGTTGCCGCGACGCGAACTGCAGTCGGTCAGCAAGATCCGCATTGCCTTGTTCAGCGGCCGCGAGCGCAATCGCCTCCACCTTGGCATCACGCATCTGATCACGCGTCTGCCCCAATGCAGCGGCTTCGCGTTCCAACTGCTTGATCAGCCGTTCACCCGCTCGATCCGTATTCGCCTTTTCGCGATTGATCGCCTGCAACTCGCGCGTTGCGGCGCTGCTGAAAGCCTGAAATTCGGCAGCAGCGCCACCCAGTTTGACCATGCTCCCGGTGGCGCGTTCGATGTTCGCCGCCTCGGCCACCATCTTCGCTTCCGCAGAACCCATCAGCTCCTGCAGCTGCAACAGTTCCTGATAGGAACCACCCGTGTCGATCGCGAAGCCAACTTCCAAAGCTGGCGAACCGTCGTCCATCGGGCACCTCCAAAGCAAAAAGGGCCGCCCCAACGGGACGGCCCTGACGAAAACCTAGACTCCTCCAGCCTATTCAAAGACAATGCTGCCCTGAAATAGGGAGGGACTCATGTTGAAACTTGCACTTTCGCTCGCAATACTTGCTGTCGGACCTTCAACAATTCAGCCCTGCAACGCCACTTTTGCGAGCACATCTGAACCCTGCTGCAAAATATGCCGACGCGGCAAGGCCTGCGGCAATTCCTGCATCGCCCGCGACCGGACCTGCCGCCAACCGCGCGGATGCGCGTGCAACGGATAGTCTGGCCGATCTTCAGCCGAAAGGCTCCTTGCCTATCGCTCTGGCCTCAAAACCGCGCCGGAGGAAATCCGCTGAAACTCGCAGCATCACACTGCCCGCGGTGATCCATTGCGTTCATTGACCGGGCACTTTTGTGATACCAGCGCCATTCACCGGTCAGGCGATTGATCTCAGTGTAGGCGTCAGTAAAATTAGGTCGGACGGGAAGTTCGCGATAAAGCGTGATTACTCCGCTGGTAACGTTCGCGATCGTGCGCACTTGATGACAATCCCGAACGCACCACTCATTCCGGTCCAGATCGATCCGATACCGCATCGAAACGTCATCCGCCGTGCATACCAGATCAAACTGCCGCACGTCCTGCGCTACAGCTGGCGAGCCCATCAGAAGCGGCAATGATAGCAATTTCCACATCAGCCAGCCCTCGCCATGGCATCTTCAATCTTGGCGCGAAGTTCGGCCATTTCCGATTCATCGGTGGTCACATACGCCTGCGCTTCGCTCGAAGAAGTCATCAGATACAGATGATAATAGGTGGTCGAAAACCTCTTTCGGAACGACCGCCAACCAAGCCAGCCAAGTAGTGCCGCAAAGACGACGACGGCGGTAGCCCCGCCTGCCGATACGTTCCCACCTCCGAATCGACTGATCAAAACTATTGCGGCCAATCCCCACCAGAATATCCACGCCTTGCTGCCGCTCTTCATGGTCGTTCTGGTATCAACCGAGTTAATCTTGTTGATCGCATAGGTTTTGCTGCCAAAGCGCGCAAAATTTTCATCGATCTGCACCTCAGTCATCATCTGGCGACTCACCCAATATAACGGGGAGGCTACATCCAAGATTACCCCAACACCATCCGCAACCGCGCTTCTTCCACTTCGCGTTCGCGCGCCGTCACTTCCGCGCGCCAGGGGGGCGGGCAATTCTCGCTTTCAGCGCGGCGGCCCTCGGCGACATATTCCACCGATAGCTTGCGGATCAGCCGCGCTTCCCACGGCGCCAGCGCGACATGCACATTATGCTGCCACGCCTCGATCTCGCGCCAGCTTAGCGGCACGACGCCCATGCCTGCCGCCTCGGTCAGCCCGATTTCGATCAGGCGATCGATCAGGTGCGGCATCGGATTGGGCGGCATCGAAATCGGCACGCCATCACGCTTCATTGCCTCGGCACGGCTCAACTTCGCGGCCTTGCCCGCCTTGCCGCGCCGCGAATCCTCGTCCGGTTTCGGCGTGGCGTTCAGCCACGCCAGATACCGGACATACAGCGTCAGCTCGCGCCCGACCCGGCTCTGAAGTTTCCCCAGTCACCCACGAACTTGCGAACCTGATTGGCGATGAATCCCAGCGCCGGATCGGCATAGACCGCCTCGAACAGCTCGGCACCTTCTTTGCCCTTGGCGGGCGGATATTCCAGATTTTCGAACCGCACGGTGATCGCCGCCAGATCTTCGGCAGCCTGCTGCAGTCGTTCTTCATGCGGGGCGACCGTCACCTTGCCGTCATTGTCCTGCATGCGCTTCACCGCGCGCGCGGACTGCCGCGCTTCGACGGTGGCATAGGCCTTGCTGCCCGGGCCATAGACGTGAATGCGCACCGGCTTGTCGCCGTCATACAGCGGCTCTCCGGCGGCATTTTTGATGTGAATGGCGGACGTGTCGGCGACCTTGTGCTGCGTGATGTCCATAAAGTTTCCCTTCGCGGAGGTTTGCGTACACCGACCCGCCCCGCACCCGCGAATGCGGGGCGGGCCGATGCCTGTTGACCGGCGGGCGAAACACCCGACGGAATGGTGAATGATTAACTGGCGGCGACCGGCACCACCTTGGTGCAGATTTCGACGGTCGGATTGGCCATCAGCATGCTGTCCTGTCCGTCGACATTTTCGGGCATGCCGAACACGCGCCCTTGAAAATACCGCTTTTCGCCGGTCGGATAGGTGGCGAGGAAGCTGTATAGCGCCGACGTTTCGTTCGCTGCGGCTGTGCGCAGCAGCGTCTGCCCGGCGTCGCTGCCGTCATGGGCAAGCGAAGGCTGCAGCGAACCATAATCGACCGAGCCCTTATGCTTCTGGGTCGGCCCCTTCAGCGGTTTGAATTCGATCTTGTTGAACGATGCCCCGATCGTGCCGAGTTTTTCGATACCGCCGATTGCCGTGTACGTCAGCGCGGCATAGCCGGCTGCGTCTTCGGTCGCGGGATTGCTGGCCGAAATGGCGAGCGTCGTGCCCGCCGAAGTGCTGGAACCCATGTCAGTTTCTCCTGTGTGGCGAGCCGGCGTCGCCGGCGATGGTCAGCCCGTGGGCCGCGCGGAAATCAGTTGGCCTTTGTGGCCGATTCGGTGACAGCAGGCGTTTCAGCGCCAATGCGCTTGACCAGTCCGGCCGCTTCGTAATTGGCAAACACACCTGCCGGCAGCGTCGGGCGCTGTTTCGCCTTATATGCCGTCCCGGTGCCCTCATCGGTGAAATCGCGGATCACAACCGCCTGAACATCTGTCGAATTTGCCATCGTCATCATCCTTTTCAGCTGCCGGATGTCTCGAAACTCACCCGGAAATCCTGCGTCTGTTCAAAGCTGTTGGCCGGGCCGATCAGATCGGGGCCGCACCCCCCATCGGTTACAGACACCCGCGAAAACGACGCCAGATCACCGACGAACCCGGCGCAGGCGTTGCGCACCAGGCCTTCGGCAATGATGGCCCGCTGATCGCGATAGCTGTCCGCGCGCACCGTCACCGAAACCCGTTCGGTCACGCGCACGATCGCGCCCCGCTTCAATTCCTTCCGCTCGATCAGGCTCACCCCGCGCACCAGCAGCGCCGGCAATGCGACGCCATCGGGCAACTGCCCTGCCTTGATCCGGGCGCTCGGCACCTTGGCCGTCACGGCGGTGCTGGCGTTCAGCAGCGCGCCGATGATCGTCACCCCGCTCATTCGCTGTCGCCTTCCGGTTCGGCGTTGCCGATGATACCCGCCCGCGTGACGCGCGCGTTGATATATTGCTGCGCCGCCGCGATCGCCTCAGCCTGCTTCACATCCAGCGCCGGGCGCAGGAACGGATGCGGCCGCGCGCCGGGATGCAGCACGGTGGTTCCGACGAACGCACCGCCGATCACCAGCGAATGACTGCTTCCCTTTTCCTTGGCGAGCCGGTTGATCCGCTGCACGCTGCGGCCCTGCCGCTGACTGTCGTCGACGGTGATGAAGTGCGGCGAGGTGCCATATTCTTCCCACGGCGCCAGATAGGCTCCGTCGCCCTTCACCTGCACCTTGGCGATGATCCGCCCGTCCTTGCTGCGCGTCGAAACCTTGATCGCCGCACGGATTTCGCTCGACAGCGTGCGTTCCTTGGCTTCGTCGGCCACCACCTTCGCCGCGGCGCGACCCGCACCGCGCAGCAGCTTGGTTTCGATCTCCTGCGGCAATCGCGCCATATATGCGCGAACGTCCGAAGCGCCGCGCGACCATGCCATCAGGCCGGATTCCCCGCCGTGCTGTAATCCTCGATCATGAATTCCAGCCCCTCCCGCCAGCCCAGCTCGGCGGGCACGGTGATGATCTGGGCAGTGCGATCGGTGATCCACTCCGGGACGCCACCGCCCTCTGCCGCGACATAGTGACCGATCAACACGCGCATGTTCGCTCGCAACCCGGCACGATAGCGAATGCGAACCCGCGCGGGACGGGTCGCGATGTTTAGGCCATCGGCCAGCTTTTCGCCCCGGCTCGGCAGCAAATCCGTCACATTCGCCCGCACCTCGGCGACCGTATGCCATGCGCCGGATCCCGCCCCATCAAAGCTGGCATCCGCAACCGGCTGTTGCACACGGATAAGATGCCGCAAGGCACCGGCGGCGATCATTCCCATCAGCTATAAACCCGAAACGGATTCAGCAGATTGGAAACGCTGGTCGACATCGGGATGCCACGCGCTTGCACGCTGGCCCCCACCGTCACCGTTTCGCGATTGGCGTATAGGTCGCCCACCATCAGCAGGATCGCCGCACGGATTGGCGCGGGCAGCGTCGTGTATCCGGCATCGTACCGGATGCGCACCGCCTCGCGCCGCGTCGATCCGTCAGACCACGGCCAGGACGAGCCAACCGGGATCAGGTCGCGGCCAAGCAGTTCGAAATCTGCAAGGTCAGCCACCTGCTCTTCGCCGTCAGCGTCCAGATAGGTAACGCTCACCAGTTCGATCGCTGGCGGAAACGGCAACAGGATATGCGACCCGATTTCCGCTCGGTCGAACCGCGCCTCCAGCGTCTGAACGCCAAGCGCGCGACCCAGCCCGCCATCCGGCGCGACAGGGCCATCAACATGCTCGGTCGCGCTGGCGATATAGCCTTCGACAATCGCCTGCTGCGTAACATCGCCGTCCAGCTTCAGATGCGCGTCGGCATCTGCCCAGCTGACCACCGGTTCCGGTGGCGTGACGACGATGACGCGCATTTACTTGGCCTTCGCCTTGGCTGCTGCCGCTTCGGCTTCCGCCTTCGCCTTGGCTTCCTCCTCGGCCTTCGCCTTGGCCGCCGCCGCTTCAGCTTCCGGGTCGAACCTCAGACACCCGGCCTTCACCAGACGCTGGATCTGTTCATCATTGGCGTCCGGGAATTGATCGCCCGGAAAATAACGCTTGCCGTCGCGCACATCGACGCATTCCGCGATTACGGGATATTTCATCGCAAACTCCGTTTCGGGAGGATTGCCGGGGCGGCATCAATCCGCCCCGGCCTGGGAAAACAGTCCGGCTGATCAGGCGGGCGGGTTGGGCGTCGGCGCAAAGCGCGGATCGCCCAGCACGCACAGCGCCGACAGGAAGATGTTGCCCGTGTTGTTGGCCGGTGTGACGGTCAGCCGCGTATATTGCTTGCTGCCGACATAACCGAGCTTGCGCAGCGCATTGTCGTCGGCGAACGTCAGCCCAGCCAGCGCCTCGGTACCGGTCAGTTGTTCATCGGGCACTGCTGCCGCGTCGGACAGATCGGCTTCGTCGCCATGCTCCAGCAGCACAGTCAGCGTTGCATCCGCATCGGCGATCGCACCGGCATTGAGAAAATAGCAGGCCGATTCATAGCCATTGTGATCGACAATCTGGCCGACGACGGCCGTGTTGTCAGTTACCGCCGCCGCAGGCGAAATCACGCGGGCAACGTTCAGGTGATTGGCGATATCGCGCATCATCTTGTTCCTTCGGTTTCAGGAAATGGGGATGCGGGCACGGCGATCACCGTGCCCGCGCTGGGAAATGCGGATCAGGCAGGAACGTCGAGGCCGACGAACGGCGAGACTTCGTAGCCATTTTCTTCCGCGATCGGCGCGGTCAGCCACGGTGCGCCGTCGACATTCCAGAAGATCTTGATCACCGTCTTGTTCTGAGTGAACAAAACGTGCTCGCTCGCCGCCACGAATGGCCCCGATCCATCCTTGATCAGATAATGCGACCAGTCGGCGAGAATCACATCGCCCTTCGCCCCGAGCCCGGGCGATCGATTGTCCCACCGCAACGGATAACCGAGCAGCGTGCCGGCGAAACCATCGCGCGCATTCGGCTGCCAGATCAGATTATTGTTCTCATCCTTCAATTGCGCGATCTGCGGAAGCACGCCCTGCGGCATCGACCACACCGGCGCGCCGCCGCGCATCAGTATCCTGGCGACCATTCCCACGAGATCGGCGTACTGCACCTGGTTAGCGTTAGCCCGGTTGATCCATTTAGTGGCGCCGGCATTGAGCACACCGAGCGGCTTGTGGGAGCCACTTCCACGAAGAAAGGCATATTCTTCCGCTCCGGTCACAGCCTGACGAAGAAGATTCTCGAGGAATGGCCCCGCCGCCTGCCAGTTTCGCAGCAGCTTGTCGGTGACCTTGATATGACCAGCGACTTCCTGCGGTGTGAGGGTGATCTCGCGCAGCGTGGCGTCGGTCTCGGGTTTCTCCTCGCCCTCGCCAATCCAGTCGACCTGAACGCCGCCGTACATGTTCGCGTCGGTGCCGCTCTGATCAAGCGCAGGAATCGTGAAACTCGAATCGGGCGGCGACCCAGCAGGAATCACATTCGCGCGCGGACGGATCATCGCTGCTTGCGGGTCCACGCGCATAATTTCGCTGCGAAACTGTGTCGGCACCATGAACCCGCCCTGCGCATCGTTATCCATGCGCATCTCGGCACTAAGCGTTGCGTCCTCCGCCGCGCCGACACCCTCGACGAAGTTCAGCCGCTGGTCGTTCGGATTGAAGCGAACCGCCGCCATGAACTCGCCGAAGCTCTCGAACTCGCGGCTCGCGCCCGGCCCAGGCGGCGGTGGCGTCGGTCCACTGCCGCGCGACGCGGCGGGAATGATGCGACTGCCAGCGGCTTCGGCTGCACCAAATCCGGAAAGTCGCTCGATACGCTTGTCCAGCGCTGATACCTGCTCGTTCAGTGCATCATAGGCGGTTGCCTCTTCAGCGGTCAGGTCGCGGTCACCATCGTCGGCCGCCGTCGCCAGCATGCCGCGCATCTGATCAACCAGACCGGCGCGCTGCTCGTTCAGCCCCGTCAACCGCGCCTGCGGATTGAAGTTCGGGTGACCATCCGGATCGCGCATATAGCGACCACGGCGCGCTTCGTTGGCAGTCATCGGTCCAAGCGCCGCCATTGCGGCACCCACGAGAAACGTCTTCTTCATCGTGCTTTCTCCTGGCCCGCAGGCCTTCGCGCCGGACAAATCAAACCCCGCCCGAGCCGGCGCTCGAACGGGGCGAAGCGACTTTCGCTTTTGGTATCGGTCAGAGCAGCGCGAGCGCCCGTTCACGACGGGCTCGCGATCCGGATCCCGAGCTTGTGGAGGTGAAGCGCGCCAGCGTCTCCGCCATCGTGCCGATGCGGTCTGCCATCCCCAGCTTCACCGCTTGCGAGGCGGATACCATCCGGCCCTCGCCGAACCCATTGCGCACTGTGTCAGAGGATACGTTGCGCCCTTGCGCCACCCGGTCGACGAACATCGTGTAATATTCATCGACCGTCGATTGGATATGCGCCCGCGCGTCGTCGCTCAGTGGCCCCAGCACGCCTTCGCCCTTATACTTTCCGGCGGAAAAGACTTCGCGTTCGACACCCTGCTTTTCCAGCGCACCGATTATGTTGTCATATGCGGTGCGAACCCCGATCGCCCCCAGCGCTGAACTGGGCGTAGCGACGATTTCATCTGCAGCGCTACCGATCCAATATCCGGCACTGGCCAGGTTGCCGTTCACCTGCACTACCACCGGCTTGCGCCCACGCAGCGAAGCGATCGCGGCAGCCGCTTCCTCCACACCCTGAACATTGCCGCCCGGCGTATCGGCATCAACCACCACCGCCTTGACTGTATCGTCCGCACCAGCACGCTCGATTGCATTGGCAAATGCCTCCGCACTCGTTCCACCGCCGGTCGAGCTGTTCGGCGTCAGGTTGATGCGATTCGAAATCACCCCGCGCAACGGGACGATGGCAACCGATCCTTCGCGTCGCGCCACGGCGGCGGCGGTTTGCGGTGTAATCCGAGCTTCGATTTCAGCGGCATCGAATTTGATGCCGTCCGCCTGCGCCGCCAGCAGATCGATGATCGCGAACAGTTTGCATTCCTCCATCGCCCAATATTCGGACGCGAAGGCGAGCAGGATATGCCGATATTTCATTGCTGCGCTCCATCCCTGGGCATTGTCTGCGTGGTTGCCTGCGGTTCGCGCGCCCGATCCAATGGCGTGAAATTCACCGGAACAAACCGCTTAGCTCCGTTCCCGCCGACACCTTCCATTTCTTCCAGCTCGGCGATTTCGTCGGGAGAGATAGCACCCACTTCAAACAGCGATTTGTAGAAGGCAGCTCGCGCTGCCATGTCGCCGCGCAACAGCGCCTGCATGCTGTGTTTGACGTAAAGCCCCTTTGCGCGCTCCGCTTCGGTGAACAGCTTCCAGTTCATTTCCTGCTCGATCGCCTCCACCCAGGGCGCAATCGTCTGCCGGACAAAACCGATCATCAGCTGCTCGATGCCCGATCCCCAGCTGGTCGACTTTTCGTGGCTCTGCACCAGCACCAGCGGCACATCGTAAATTCGCGCAATCTCGGCGATCTGGAATTCACGGGTCGAAAGAAACTGCGCATCATCAGGGGGAATCGTCGTCGAAACGAACTTCATCCCCTCTTCCAGCACCTTTACACGATGCGCATTGTCCAATCCGCCTTGCCGCTCGATGCGCGAAGCCGGGTTTTCGCCCGCGGCCTTGTCCTTTTGCCCCGCCAGGTTGGTCACTGCCTGCGGACCAAGCCGACCAGGATGCAGCAGAAAACCGCCGCTCTTTGCATCATTGGCAAAGAACTTCGCGCCGAACTTCTCGGTCGCCAGCGCCAATCCCATCGCTTCGCGAGCGAGCGCGACCTGGCTCAGCCCGACATACCCGTCTTGGCTCTGATCCATCAGATGCAGGACGTTGCGATGCTCGATCTCAAACCCTGTGCCATCGATCGTCGTATCGAAAACGATCGCTCCGTCCTTCCGACGCGGCCTGGTGCGATCTGGCAGAAGCGGCCACAACCCAACCGCTTCACCGCGACCATTTCGCTCGATTTCCTGATAGCCGTTACCCCAGCTGAGCGCATGAAGCATCTTGGACTTGGTAACGGTGCGCGCGCTCATATAGTCGTTGGGCCGCAACCGCAGCCGTTCGGACATCGGATGCTGCGTTACCTCCTCACGCTTGCCGCCGACATTCTGATAAATGCGCAACGGAAAGCTCGCGATCGGGTTCGCGATCCGGTTGATGCAAGCATAGACGATCGGCAGATACAGCGCGCTATGCTCGCTGACCGCGACACCAGTATTCGTCGTGCCACCCAAATGACGAACAAACCAGCCCCACGGATTGCTCGCGGCGTCAGACGGCCCGAACCGCGCGGCAATATTCGCGAGCCAGCCCATCAGACTTCGATCTCCATGATGCCACGGCCTTCATAGACCGACGGGCCTTCCTCAACCGTCGACAGCGCGACCGCGATGCACATCACCGCCGCCACGACACCGTCGATCTTCTCGGCGCTCCGCTTCTTGGCGGGAGCGAAATTCAGATTTTCGTCGAACCGCACCACTGCGTTTTTCGCCATCCATCGCAGCACCGGGTGCCATCCATGATTCAGTTGCCCGGCATAGATCAGCCGTTCGAACTCTTTCGTCGGCTCACCTAGCGACGGGATGCCTTGCCGCACCTCCAGCTGCAGCCCGACATCCATGCCTTCGGCTTGCAGATCGGACATCAGCTTTCGCGCATTCCAGGGGTCGAATCCGACACCCAGCAGCTCGAAATCCTCACCAGCCCGGCAAACGCCGCGCATGACGAAATTCTGATCCACATAATCGCCCGGCGTCGTCTCCATCGCACCTTCGGCAACCCATCGATCATAGGGCACGCGATCATTCTTGACGCGCAATGCCATCGTATCTTCCGGCACCCAGAAGCGACAGATCACCGTCCACTGCGTTTCCTCGCCCTCAGGCGGGAACAATAACAACAGCGCAGTCACGTCCTGAGTCGATGAAACGTCGACTGCCGCATAACAGCGACGGCCCTTCATCCGCTCCCAGGCTGTTTTCCAGCCTTTCCGGTCGCTCGAACATTTGTCGTAAGCGGCCATGTTCAGCCAGCGCACGACCGTGTCGACCCATTGGTTCAAATGGTAACATTTGAACTGGGCTTGAGCCCTTGGATTATCAGCCGCAATCGCCGCTTCGCGCCGCAGAAACTGCAGCGTCGGCGACAGTCCCAGCGAAGGATTTGCGACCTTCCAGACTGCCTCGTCATCCCAGGACGCGTCTGGATCTGCCGCAAACACAACGACCAGCGTGGTCGGGTCCGAAATCCGCCCTTCCAGTATCGCCAGACTTTCATCCCACAACGTCACGCCTGTGACATTGGTCTTCAGCCCGGCCGTCGACGCATACAGCTCGATCGGCTGCAAACGCGCGCCGGTTCCCTGCCGCAACGTCGTTTCGACGGTGCGGCTGCGCCACTCGTGCATTTCATCGCCGACGATCACCGTGGGCGACTTGCCGTGCTTTCCTTCCTCGGCGCCCGACAGTAGTTCGAACAGCGCTGCGCAGGGCTTCAGATAGATCGACCGCTTGTGCGTCTGCACTTCGCGCGCCAGCTCGGGCTCCAGCGCGACCATCGCCTTCATCTTGTTGAAGACGGTGAATGCCTGCTTTTCGTCGCGAGCAAATACGAAACCTTGCCCACCGACAACGCCTTCCAGCGCCCAGAACAACAGCGCCAGTGCTGCCAGGAATTCCGACTTCCCGTTTTTGCGCGGCACCCACAACAGCAACCGGCGAAACAACCGGACGTGCAACACTTCCGGCTCGCCCGTTTCCGGGTCCAGCACCTCGACCGGCACCTTCCACCCGATCAGCAGGCGAACAATGATTTCCTGCCACGGCACCAGGCGAAACGGCTTGCCCGCGAACCTGTCCTCGGTCAGCCGAAACACCTTTGGCCATAGCGCGACCACATGATCCGCCTTGGCATGATCGAACCACGCACCGTCGACAGCCCGCGCGCGTTCCCATGCCTTGCGCGCCCAATCGTAAATCTCTTCGTCGGCATGCCGCGCCAACCACGGCGGCAATCCGTCGATCGACCCCGTTTCGGCCGCCATGTCAGTTCAGCGTCGGCGGCTTCGAATCCATCCGATCCAGTGCACCGATAAGGCTCGATTGACCTTCGCCGTCACCGGGCGTTTCCGCTTCCGCATCGGCCTTTTGCTGCGGTTGATGCTCGCGATCGAACAGACCCGGATTTGCCGCGAACGCCACTGCCTGCTCGCGAAACAGCGAATATTCGTCCGATGGCGTCAGGCCAAACCGCTCCGACAGCTTCATCACCATGTCGAACGCTCGGTCGCGGATCGCGACGATCGGTCGCGTGCGCTCCATCCTTCCACCAGCGACCGTCTTCACCGACTGGGTATGTCCATTCTTCTTGATGTCCTCGTTCGCCAGCACCCACTCGGCGAAATAGACACAGAACAGCGCGAACATCGGCCGATGCTGCGGCTGTAGCCGTTGCGTTGATCGCAATCGCGGCGCCAGATCTCGCCAAACCGCAACCGCGGCCTCGGCTCCCTGTTCGATGATCGACGGCGGTGCCAGCGGATCCCCTTGTGCCGGCGCTCGCGCCAGCATCTCCGCGACCCGCTCGGCTTCATCCAGCCGTTTCTGCACGGCCGATCGGCGCCGGCCCGGATTCCCCTTGGCCTGCTGAAGGCCGGGCGCGTCGGGTTTCCTACCCCGCATTTTCCTGCCTCCATAAAAAAACTTCTGCGCAATTTCGCGCCGAAAAATCCGTGGTTCGAGGCCGGTCCACAGCCGACCGGCCCTAGACTTTCGCCCCCCCACCCCCTTGCAGCACAGGTCGACCCAAACGAACCGCAAGCTGGTCGATCGCGCGCTTCCCCTCCGCCTCAACCCGCTGCTTGAAGCCATCGTGGCACCGCGCGCAGGACGAAACCCACCACTCCCTGATCCAGAACACCCCGTCGAATCGGCGATGAGGATACAAGTGATCAACCAGCGTTGCTGCCGTCACTCGTCCAGCAAGCTCGCAATAGCTGCATAAAGGCTCAGCGCTCAGATGATGCCCCCGTGCCGCCTGCCACGCCCTGCCATAGCCTCGCGATGCCGCACTGCCCCGATGCCGCTCCCGCTCTGCCGAAGCTGGCTGCCCAACCGGGCGAAGGGTTCGCGGCTTGGATGGCATGGCTCACAACGCGCATCGGGCGGCCAAGCCGAAGCCAAGCCGCCCGATGCGATAGGTTTGGAGAGGGAACGCAACCGTCACCGACACACGCCAGCGACCAACTTACTTAGAATTACGCCTATTTAGGTCCGGAGGAGAACACCCTTTATTTTGGTCCGGAGGCATTCCGGGGCTTGACGCATTCCGGTTGCAGTTTTCTGCGGCTTTCAGCCCAACCCCCGTTCATTCACCGCCACGGTCAGCGCATGCACCGCCCGCCGATAGCGCATCTTGGCAGCATCCGCGCTCACCGCTTGCCCCAGCTTCTCGGCCACCTTGCGCCACGGCACCCGCTTCTCGCCACGCGCCCGCCAGGTCACGCTCACCACAATGATCCGCCGATCAAGATCAGACGGCACCAGCGGCAACCACCCGAACAGCACCGCCCGCATCCGCTCCAGCTCACCCCGGCTCGGCGGCGTGCGCGGCACTGGCTTGGCGTCGCGCGCATCCCAGTCGCTCCATTCCTTGCGGATCAGATGCCACGGCCCGTCGCTGGCGAACGGCCAGTTGCCCGCCTCGGTGCGCCACTGGATCAACACCGCATCGATCAGCGCCGCCTCGACGTCGTCGTAGCAGACCACCCCTTGAAGCCGAACCTGTTCTGCATTGCTCACCATTTCCAAACCCTCTTATTCAATGACGGACAGACAGACGAAAATCGCAACTTCGCACATGCGCACGCGCCCACCTTAAGGGCTTTGCGCCGCGCGCTGTCCGTTGTCCCCGTTCCATCCGTCATCCTCGCATTTCTGCGGGTTACAGCGACGGACACATGACGGACGGACGGACAGTTGCACTCGCTACAAACCTCGCTTTTCCCTCTTGACCATCACCCGCCTTTCTGCCTCGAAACCGCCGCGCCCCTGAATGACGGAGAGTTGCGGCAAACTGTCCGTCATCTGTCCGTCGCTCACGGCGCGATGCTATCGCCGGGCCAGATATCGTCGCCATCAGACCCAGCCTCGCCGCCGCCCGCATCGTCACGCAGCCGCGCCCCACGGCGCAGCACCTTGCCTCGCCGATCCTTGCCCTTCACGATGATCTGCCTGTCGCCCAGCGCCCGCCCGAACGCGCTGTGGCTCATCACCGCGCGTTCGTCGATTTCCTGCTCCTGGCACCAATCCTTGTAACTGCGGTACAGATCAGCCGCGAGCGTCAGGGCGAGCGGATCGGCCACCACGCAAGCCGCCATCCACTCCGAAAAAGGGTTGGCCGAACGGCGATACTCCTCGATCGCATCCTGCACGTCCTCGGGCTGCTCCAGCCCGTCCCGCAGATACGCCAGCACGCCCTCGACAATCCATGCCAGCACGCCGCTCCCGCCGCCCTCTGCGGCCAGGATGCGGCGATCCATGCCTTTCACGATCGCGCTGCCCTTGAACTGGTGCGGCCACAGCACGATCACGATGCGGCGCCAGATGCCGTCATCGTCGCCGCTGATGCGCGGGCGGCTGTTGCACTCCATCACTACCTTGCCCTGCGGCTCGAATTCCTCTTCCGCGCCATACAGCGCGCGATAGGTGACCGGAGATCCCCCGGTGAACTGCTTCACCCGATCCTCGGCTAGTGCCTTTCCGCGCTTGGGCTCCTGCAGGCTGATCAGCCGCGTATCGCCGACAAACCGGATCAGCTCGGGCGTCGGCCCGCCGGCATCGCTGTCGCGCGTGTCGATAAAGGATTTGACGTTGCCCGAAACGGCATAGCCGCCCAGCATGATGCGCAGCACGTTCATCGCGGTCGATTTGCCGTCGCCGCCCTTGCCCTGCAACAGGATGAATATCTGTTCCAGCGTCAGGCCCGTGGCGCAATATCCCATCAGCTTCTGGAAAAACCAGCGGACATCGTCGTTCGGCAATGCGGTTTTCAGATGCTGCAGCCATTCGGCATTGGGCACCCGCACCTTTTCGTCTTCGATCCATTCGACACTCGCCTTGCGCGTGATCAGGTCCGCCGGATCGTGCAGGCGGAACGAAACGCCCCATTTGCCGTCCCGGTCCTGTCGGAACCGCAGCGTGCCGTTCGCGACATTCAGCGCCAGCGGATCGCTGTCGAAATCCTCGATCGCCCGGTTCAGCACGTCCAGCTTCGATGCCTGTTCCAGCATCGCCTTGGTGCGATTGGCATTGCCCGATTGATTGGCATGCTTCGCCAGCGCCTCGATCCGGCCCTGCAGCATTTCCTCGGTCATGCCTTTGGGCAATTTGCGATTTTCCAGCGCTTCGTTCAGCGCGCGGACTTCCTCGCGCATATGCCGGGCGACTTCCATCGCCTTCAGCGCGGCAAGCCGCTCGCCATCGTCGCGGCTCCACATCCCGTCGCGATAGGCAATCCACCCCCATCCGCGCACATGCAGCAACAATCCGCCAGCATGCGCGACGAACCGGTCGGCATTGCCCTGGTCGTTCAGCTCGTGCCACGCCAGATCCCACGGATCGGGCACGATCACCGGAATCGCGTCACCCATGCCCACCCCCACGCCGCGTCGCCGCGTCCATCGCATTCAGCGTCGCGATCGTGCCCGACAACCGCTTGCGCGCCGCGCTGCGCTTCTCCGCCGCAACATCCTTGCCGGCGAATTTCGCCATCAATCCCTGATCGCGCTCGGACATGCCCGACGGCGCGATACGATCGGCCTCCACCGTCCCGCGATACAGATGAAACGTCGCTTCCCCCGCGCGCATCGCTTCCTCGCCATGTTTAACGCATTTCTCGAACCAGCGGACGGTTACGGCGATCTGCTTGGCGTCGAACCCTTCGTCTTTCGCCATCGCCTTGCGCATCCGCTCCTGCGCGCGCAGCACGGCGATTTCGGCGCGAATATCCAGCAACACCGTGACATGCTCGACCAGCGCGGCGGCGCGGTCTTCATCTTCCAGCCCGACGATATCGGCCGTCAGCATTTCCAGCGCGATCGCCGCCGCATCGGGACGCAACTCGGTAATCCGTCGCTCGACTTCGGCATCGTCCAGACCGCCCATCGCCGCTTCGTACGTCGCCAGCATCGCATCGGCTTCCTCACGATGCTGCGGCTCCATATCCATCCGCGCGACCAGCTTGCGAATCGTCGCGGTGTCGAACCCTTCGGCCCTGGCCTCGCGATAGACATCGCGAATATCGCTCGAAAGTTCGGCGCGCTCGCCCATCAACCGCCGGATGCGATCGACATAGAGGCGCAGGCGATCCGCGCTCATCGGCCATATCCCATGCCGGAAAGCGACTTCGCGACCAGATTCCACACATGCTCGCGCAATCGCGGATGACGTTCGACCCGACCCTCACGTTGCACGTCACTGCGCAGCATCGCGCGCGTCAGCGCCTCTGCGGATCGTCCCCGCATCGTCCGGGCGCGATAATTTCCCAGCTGCTGCGTTCCGCCGACATTGTCGATCGTCATCCGCGCCAGTTCCTGCACATCGCCGGTAACCGCACTCCACAGCTCCACTTTGACGACAATCATCCCAGCCTCGCGCTATCGTTGAAATCCATTCCCATCGGCGGCCGCACCGCGCGCGCATCCGCGCCCCGCGCGCGCCATGCCCGCACGGCCAGCGCGCCGCACAGGCGCGCGCGCTCCGCTGTCGTCATCGTCCGGTGCACCACCGCCCCCCGGCGCCGCTCGATCATCGCAACGCCACGCGGCTTGCCGCTGGCGCGGTCGATCGGCCCGGTCAGCGGCGCCATGTCCGCATCGACCAATATCGTCACCGGCCCCCGATGCGCCCAGGCAACGGCCTGCGGCGCGGGCGGATCGGCAGGACGCGGATCGAACATCGCAATCGCCCCGTCCTTGCCGACCCGCTCCGCCATCCCCTGCAGATTCTGCAGGCTAAGCACCGCGACCCCGGTCACGCCGGCCCCGCCGGCAACCCCGATGCCGCACAATGTCGTCTCGATGCCTTCACCCGCTGCGATCGGCGCGCATTCCGGCATCGCGTCGTGCGTCACGCCCTCTGCGGGCAACAATACGCACCCGCCCGCTGCCGAACCCAGCATCTTGCGCGCCCGCATCGCACTGCCGTCGGCGCGCCGCCGCACCATCTTGGCGTCCAGCGACGGCGCCAGATAGGTGACGTGCAGCCCGATCGGGCGCCACGCCGCGCGCGCGCCGCCCGGCGCCGCGCGCACCAGCGCGACCATCGCCGGCGCCTGCGGCACATCGCCCGCGCTGCGGTCCTCCGGCCATGCCCATATCGGCGCCAGCCCGGCAAAACGTATGTCGCGCAGCCGGTGCGGCGTCAGCACATCGTCGGGCACGCCGCGCGCGCGCAACCAGGTGTAAACCGCATCGAAATCGGGCGCCGAATGCATCCATATCCATCGCGCCATTTCCAGCGAGCTGACCGGCGGGGCACCACTGTCCCGCCGCGACGACGCTGCCTTTTCGCGCACCAACGGCGCCGCAGTCAGCCCGTCGACGCCGCTCGCCGATGCCACCCGGTCGAACGCCTCGCGGAACGGCAGATTATAATAATCCTGCAGGAACCGGATCGCGTCGCCATGCCAGTCGCACCCGTAACAGCGGGCATACCCCTTGCCGGGATCGACCGAAAAACTGTCCGATTTGCTCCCGTGGAACGGGCATTTCCCGCGCGGCTTGCCCCCCCGGCCCAGCTTCACCACCGCACCGACGATCGCGACGATATCCGCTTCGGCACGCACCCGATCGACGCGCGCACGAAAATCACTGTCCTGCTGTCGGCGATCGAACGAAGACACGAAATCCCCCCGCAAATCGGGCTTGATGGTCAGGCTTGAAAGCCGCGGCAGTGATGACGTCAGACGGTCACGGATCGAACATCCCGCCCGGCGGCTGTGCCGCCACCGGATAGGTTGGATAATCCCCTTCCCGCTCCAGTCGTGCGCATGCCGGGGCTATCCATCGTAACCGCGTGTCGGCCATCTCTCCGGCATCGCTTTTCAACCACACTAACCAGACATAGGCGGTAGCGCTGGCGGCCTTGTCGCCAGCTCGCGCGGCAAAGGGATCGACCGCCCCTCTGCGCACCAGTCGGCCCTCCAACATCACGACGCGATCGGTGAACTGCAGCACCCAACTGGGCGGCGTCTCGCGAAACAATGTCCGCCACCGCCCCTCGCCTTCCAGAAAGGCCGATCGCACCAGCATCGCCACGCCCCGCAACGCCACTTGCATCGCGGTGCCGATAAACGCTTCGGCCAGGCGAAACGGCGGATTGGTGATCACCCAATCGACGCTTGGTTCTCCCCCTCCGATCAGCGCGAAATCAAGCAGTTCATGGTCACCGTAGGAATGAACGTCGCTCGCGCGCACGCTGGTGAATGCTTCGCGCATCGGCCGCACCATGTGCATTTCTCCGCACGCCGGTTCCCATGCGCTTGCCGTCGCCAAGTCTTCCCCGATCGACTTCAGAAATTCGATTAAGGCGCGTGTCGCAAACGGTGGCGTCGGGAAATAGTCAAGGCTATCCGGCGCCACGCGGCGGCGCTGCATCACCGCGGTGGATCGATTCTGCCCGCCCATTACCGACGCCTCGGTAGGCGCGGTTCGCGACAGGGCGCGCACCGCCCTTCGATCAGACGCCCGCTATCCTCACCGCATGTTTCGCAAATACCCGGTGATCCGGGGGCGACCGGCTGCCTGGCCGCTTGCATGGCATGCGCCAGATGCTCGGCCTCAATTGCCTGCGCCATATCCACGATATCAACCATCTACGCGGCCCTCGACTGAGGAAGGCGCCATTGGCCCAGCGCGTCGGCCGAAAGGTCGACCGCCGATACTGACGCCGATTCCGCTTCGCGGACGGCGTTTCCTCCCCGATCCGCAATCTCAAGCGCTTCGAGCAATTCCAGTTCGGCCCGCAATTTTGCGATGCGCGCGGGGCGATATCGCGCACGACGCTGTTCCCGCTGAATCAGTTCGCCCAATCGCTCACTCTCTTCGGGGGATAGGGGACGCTGGCGACTCAGTTCGGTAAGCGCCATCATCTCCGCGATCTGATCGGCCTGGGGTTGCTGCCGCATGCCCGCCACGGCTCCCATCACAACGCTCCCGGCACGGTGCGTCGCCCGGTCGCCACGATCGTCACGATCCGTCGCCGGTTCGGCCCCTGATCCTCCACACGGATCTTCCGTTCGCGGATCAGCTTCTTGATGCGGTAACTGGCGGCATCGGCGTCTTTCAGGCCGCAATCGCGCGCCAGCTCGGCGTTGGTCGGGCACAGCTGCGAAAAATTCGCCGCCCGGCGCAGCCGCGCCAGCACCTTTTCTGCCAGCGCATCTTCCTGCGGCGGCACGTGGCGATCGACCACCGGCTTGTTCGGATCGATCGCGCACCGCACTGCGATGAAATTGCGCCCGCCGACAATCGCCTGTGTCGTCAACGTTACCAGTCCGCTTTCGGCTAGAATGCGCGCCCGCGACACGGCAGGCGCGCCGCGCGGCAGCTCCGGCCCGGTCGCATAGATGCAGCGTTCGCCCGGAAGGGCAATCGATACCCAGTGATCCAGCTCGTCGACCTCCGCAGCCAGCGGCACGCGCGCGACAGTGTTGAGCACCCCCGCCATGGTCACGCCGCCATCCGGTCAACTTCACGCGCCGCAGGACGCTCGAACCATCCTCGATCGCTGGCGCGATAGAAATCGCGCGGCATCACGGCGCCGTCTGTCGCTTGCATCACGGCCAGCCCGATTTCGTGCCCCGGCAGCAACTGCCCGGCGATAATGCGGTCGATCATGGCGGTGTCGATCATTGCGTTACTTGCGAGCGCATCGAACGCACCGTCGCCCTGCGCGCCCAGCCACCAGGCAAGCCGATGCGCCCCCGCATTCGGGACCTTCGCCGTCAAATGCATCTTGCGCTTCATTGCCTGCCCTCCGCCAGCATACGTCGTCCCTCGGCAAGCAACGCCGAGATCTTGCGCTCTTCATCTTCCAGAAGCGGCAGCAACGCTGCCCATTCCTTGCCGTCGATGCCGTCGGGCGCCGCCTCGATCAGCGCGACCGAACAGCGCGAAGCGGCCGCCGCCGCCTGCAGGGCATCGGTCGGATTGCCGAAATGATCCGGCTCGATATGCACGCCCAGATCGGCAAGGATCGCGTTCACAGTGCTGCCCTCGCCCGCCGCGATCAGGCGGCGCAGCTCATGGACCGGCATCTGATTGGCCGGATCATCATCGGCCAGACGATTGCGAACCGTGCCCTCGCCGCATCCCAGCACATCGGCCAGATCGCTGTTCGACCATTCTCGGTCGCGCTTCAAATCCGCCAGAGCCGCTGCGCAGCGACGCTTCGTAGTGGATTGCGTGAAGTGCCCGCCGATCAGCATGACGTTGCGCCCAATGCGGTCGTATCACTTGCGGCATGATCCGCACTGACCAGCTCAGCGTCCCTCGCCGTCATGAAATCGGCGATCCGATTGAGCTTTATCAGACCGGGCATCCGCTTCCCGGCGCGAAGATTTGCCAAGAGGTTTTGATCGCCAACCGCGTCACGTCCGAAACGGGACTCGGCCATTCCATGGCGGGAAAGAAAGCCTTCGATCGTGGCAATCAATTCGGGGGGCGTGGGTATGTCCATAGCCCCGCTTGATATGTCGTCATACGATGACATTGCAAGCAAAATATGTCGGCAAAGGATTACAGGGAGAAATCACCGATTGTCAGCTATTGCCGACATGATGGCTTCTGACCCGACCACCCTTTACGAGCGACTGCTGGCGGTAAAGCCCGCAGGCCTGTCGGAAAACGCCTGGGCTTTGCGCGCAGGCGTCAATCGCGGCGTCTTTGCCAATATCCGAAAACGCAATGCCGCGAACCACGCGACGATCTCGAAACTGCTCGACGCCATTGGTGTCACTTTTGCCGAATTCGAAGCGGGCATCCGCGCTGATGAGAAAGAACCTGCGCCCAAGGCGGTTCAAGCACCGCGACTGGCGTTTCGCGGCGATGATCGCCCGAAGGACGTTCCGGTTCGCGGCACTGCCCAGTGCGCCGATCGCGAGTTTGATGGCGACGGAGCGCAGGTGTTCGTCGAAACCATGCAGCTCGATGATGAAGTCGTCGATCACGTAAGGCGTCCGGCCTCACTCGACCGCCGTCGCGACGTTTACGCGATTTATTTCAACGGCACGTCGATGGAGCCGCGCTATGAGCCGGGCGAGGTGGCCTATGTCGATCCCAAACGAACGCCCCGGTCGCGCGACTATGTCGTAGTTCAGCTGCGCAAGCCCGATGACGATGGCGAACGAATCTACACTGTCCTCGCCAAACGCCTTGTGAAGGCTGCCCCCACCTACCTCGAACTGGAGCAATTCAACCCACCGCTTACTTTCCGCGTCGACCGGAAACAGGTCGCACACATGCACCGCATCATCCCGTGGGAGGAGCTGGTCGCTTTCTGACTGTCGGCGTTTGCCGACAATATCGCTTGACTGTCATCATACGACGACATAACACCAGCCTCCGAACCAGTCGGAGGCAGGCATGGACACGCTACCCGAACTTCCCGAACCCCGTGCGCCGGAACCCGCGCCGGATTTCGCCGCGCTCGATGCAGCGCTGAACGGCGCCGGCACGGCCATCGCCGATCTGCGCCAACACGTCGAAACCATCCGCCGGCATTTCAGCATCCACCATCACGTCGGCAGCTGCCCAGCGGCCGAGCGCGCGTGATGCTCAGCCCCCGCTTCACCAGCACGGGCCGCGACAATTGGCACTGCCCGTCCGAATGGCACCGGCACGATGCCCGCTGGCATGGCAAGACGATGCTCGCGCGCGACTGGCGCCGCCGCTGGGCTCCGCGCTTAGATCGTGCGACCCGCATCGTCGCACTGGTCGGCGTCGGCATCGTTCTCGCCATGGCGGCGATGCAATCGGGCCTGCTGCCATGAACCGTCGCCCGCACCCTCCCCAAGACGATCGCAAGGCCCAGCTGGAAATGCAGCGCTTCGTCGAACGCATCGGCACTGCCGTTAGCATCACGCTCTTTGCGATCACTGTGCTGGCCGTCCTTAAGTATCTCGGCTTGGGGATCGATCGATGACGCGCCCCTGCATCTGCCGCCGCCGCAAATGCGCCCGCCCGCGCCAGAAATGGGAATATTTCTGTGCCGATTGCTGGGGCCGCATTCCCCCGCGCCTGCGCGCGCTGATCACCATTGCGACAAAGGCAAAGCGCATTGTCGCCCGCGATCAGCTCCGTCACGACGCCGAAGCCCATCTGAACGGCACCCACGACTGGAATGGCTCAGCCAGTTCCGAACCGGAGATGGCCCCATGATCCCCCGCGCCAGCCTCGACCAACCCCACGGGTCGCACCGCACCCCGGTGGCGCAATCCCCCAGTGACCGACCCGTCGAGGCCGGGCCGGTCACACCCTGACATTTTTCATCCGCCATCAGGAGCCTGTCGATGACCAACGAAATCACCACAAATGCGCCGGAAAATCCGGTTACTCTCTTCAAATCCGTCGTGGCCGAGGAACGCTGGCTGCGCGGCGATTGGTATCGTCAGGGCGAAGACGGTCGCGAATATCTCTGCCTCGCCGCTGCGTTCGGAAAGCCCGGCGATATCACCAGCACCGACCAATGCCCGACCGGCCTGCTGCCGCAATGGCTGTTCGGATTGATGCCCCACCTCGACGATAATGTGCCCGAGGCGGATGTTCCGTGGCTGTTCAAAAACTTTGCCACGCGCATCGATGCCATGGTGGCACTCGACGGGGCGGCGTGGAACCGCATTCATACCGGCCTGCTCATCGCGACGGTACGTCAGGCGATCGAGGCGGCAACGCCTGCAATCCCTTCGCCAGCGCCTGATTATTGGCAACAGGTTACGGCGGCTTCGCAGCAGGTTATCGAGGCGCTCCAGGGCAAAGGCGATCTAAAGGCAGCGGAAGCGGCGGCTAGGGCGGCGGCTAGGGCGGCGGAAGCGGCGGCTCTGGCGGCGGAAGCGGCGGCTAGGGCGGCGGAAGCGGCGGCTAGGGCGGCGGCGGCGGGTCGTTCGGCGGCGGCTAGGGCGGCGGCTCTGGCGGCGGAAGCGGCGGCTAGGGCGGCGGCGGCGGGTCGTTCGGCGGCGGCTAGGGCGGCGGCTCTGGCGGCGGAAGCGGCGGCTCTGGCGGCGGAAGCGGCGGCTAGGGCGGCGGCGGCTAGGGCGGCGGCTACTCGAAAGATCGCAGATACGCTGTTCGCTCTTATCGACGCCGAAATTAACGCGACGGCGTTGGCATGACTGTCATCCACCGTCCCGCTGCCGCCACAGGATCGCCGGGCATAGGCCCGGCGATCAACGGCGCATTCGCGCCGCGATCTGATATCCCGCACCGCATTCAGCGGACACGTCGGCGCTTCAATTTCACGCCACCCGGCGCGGTGTATGTCGGACGCCCCACGCTGTGGTCCAACCCCTTTTCGGGTCGCGCGCGGATCGGTCACAAACGCAGCGTGATCCTCTATCGCGCATGGGTGACGGGCAGCCTCGACCCCTCGACCCTGCTGCGGATCGGAGTGTTCAGCGAAGCTGAGGTCTTTGCGCTCCGTCGCTGGCGCGATCGGCTGATCGCCGCATTGCCGCAGCTTCGTGGGCGCAATCTGCAATGCTGGTGCCCGCTCACCAGTGACTGGTGTCACGCGGAAACACTCCTGCGACTAGCGAACCCGCGGTTGGGGGTGACGCCATGACCCCTCTCATCATCGACAATTTCGCCGGCGGCGGCGGCGCGTCCACCGGCATCGAGGCCGCGTTGGGCCGCGCCGTCGATATCGCCATCAATCACGATGAACAGGCGATCCGGATGCACGAGGTCAACCATCCCGACACCCGCCATATCCGCAACAACATCTGGCAGATCGACCCGCAGGAAGTCTGTGAAGGGCGCCCGGTGCAGCTCGCGTGGTTTTCCCCCGACTGCAAGCATTTCAGCAAGGCGAAGGGCGGCAAGCCCCGCGAAAAGTCGATCCGCGATCTCGCATGGGTGGTGGTTCTATGGGCACAACGCGTCAGACCCGACGTGATCCTGTTGGAGAATGTCGAGGAATTCCGCACCTGGGGGCCGCTCTGCGATGAAGGTCGCCCGATAAAGGAACGCGCGGGAGAAACCTTCGACAAATGGCAACGCGCCCTGCGCCGCGCGGGCTACAAGCTCCAGTTTCGCGAGTTGCGCGCCTGCGATTACGGCGCGCCGACGATCCGCAAGCGATTTTTCATGATCGCCCGACGCGACGGCAACCCGATCGTCTGGCCAGAACCGACTCACCGCCCGCCTTCGGACGCGGAATTTCAGACCTGGCGAAAGCGCCAGCGCGCGGCGGGGTTCAAAGTGCCGGCGGCAAATCTGCCACACTGGCGCACCGCCGCAGATATAATCGACTGGTCGATCCCCTGCCCGTCGATCTTCGAGCGCAAAAAGCCGCTGGCAGACAAGACGCTGCGCCGCATCGCGCATGGCATCATGAAATTCGTGGTCGAAAACCCGCGCCCGTTCATCGTCCCGCTGACACACCATGGTGAAGGCGCTCGCGGTGCGACGATCGATACACCGATGTCGACCGTCACCGGCGCCAATCGCGGCGAACACGCCGTAATCATGCCGCATGTGACGAAGTTTCGGAACGGTGCGATCGGCAGTGGCGCATGCGAGCCCGTGCCGACCGTCACCGCCAACAGCTTCATTAAGCGACCAGGCGGGTCCGCACCGTTGGGTGTTGTCGAAGCGAAATGCGCGCCCGTTGTTGTTGGGACTGCGTTCAAGAATACGCGAGCCGCTAGGGCGTTCGATCCTCAAGAACCGCTGCACACCGTCACTGCATCGCTGAAGGACCACAACTGCGTCGTTGCAGCGTCTCTGGTGCAAACCGGCTATGGCGAACGCGAAGGACAGGCTCCGCGCGCAATCGACCCGGAGAAGCCGCTTGGCACGGTGGTAGCCGGCGGGGCCAAGCACGCGGCGGTGACCGCGTTCATGCAGAAGTTCTCGCAGAACGGCCAAGGCTATGAGCCGAGCGATCCGCTGCACACCGTTATGGCTGGTGCGCCGCGACACGAGGTCGTTAGCGCCCATATAGAGCAAGCGAACGGCGGGCCGCGCAACGACCGCCTTTCCGGCCGTGCCGCCGACGCGCCGCTCTCGACGGTCGCCACGACCGGCTCGCAACAACGCGTCGTCACCAGCAATCTGGTCAAGCTGCGCGGCACCTGTGCTCATGGTCAGGCGACCGACGAACCGCTGCACACGATCAGCGCAGGCGGCACCCACATGGCTGAGGTCCGCGCCTTCCTGATCAAATATTACGGCAACGAACAGGACGGCCACGGACTTGATAGTCCGCTTGGCACCGTCACGGTGCAGGATCGCTTCGGCGTCATCACGGTTACGGTCGAAGGCGAGGAATATGTGATTGTCGATATCGGCATGCGCATGCTCACCCCGCGCGAGCTTTTCAATGCGCAGGGATTTCCGCCCGATTATGTGATCGACCGCGACAGCAACGGCGATCCCATAACCAAGACGGCGCAGGTCGCCAAATGCGGCAACAGCGTCTGTCCGCCCATCGCCGAGGCACTGGTGCGCGCACAGTTCGCGAACGCTGACACGCGCGAAGCGGAAGATGTCGCCGCATGACCCCCGCCACCCCCTATATCGGCGACTGGCCAACGCTGCGCGCCACGGCGGAACGCCTGCGCGACGATCGCGCGCGCACCGATCCGGAGTTCGTCAAATCCGGCAAGCTCGCGCCTGCCGCCGCCGATGCCCGCGCCCAGGTCGCCGCGACGCTCGCCACCATCTGGGCCGCCGTCGACGAACATCGCGACATTCCCGAAGTGCATGCCTGTGACGCCGAAATCCGCGCCGACCTCGCATGGGCAGTGAAGGCGGCCGAACGCCTCGTCGCCACCCGCCCCGACGATCTGGCGCTGGCGCGCTATGCCGCGCGTCTCGCGACACTGGCCCATTATCACCAGCCCTATCGCCCCGGCGCCCATACCGCACTGATCCGCTTCCTCCATTGCTGCAATCAGCAGGCACGCGCCGATCGCGCGGCGCGGAATGCCGCAGCGTGAACAAGGTCGACACTCCCTTGTTACAAGCGTGCTCCAGAATGGGCCATAACCGCACGCCCGGTCAGCAGGAGGGTGGATGGGCACCGCGTCCTTGCCCCGAATGCATGAAGCCGTTCGAACCGAACCGCGCCAATCAGCTGTTCTGCACGCCTGCGCACAACACCGCCTGGAACAATCGCGCCACGACGCGCGGGCGCGTCCTGACGCCGCTGTCGATCGTCGCGCGCATCACGCGCAACGGCACACGCGGAACTTCAGAAGCGCGCAAGGCGGGACGCGAGGCCAGCAATCATCACAACACGCTGATCCAGCGTTACCGCGACGAATATCGCGCCGCCGGGCGCATGGAATGGCCAGAATATATGCGCCGCCGGTTCGCTGCGGGCTTCGATCCGCTCACATGACCCCGCTTCTACTCACCGAGGAACAGGCCGCCGAGCGGTTGAGCCTCTGCACCAAAACCCTGCGCAAGGAGCGTCAGGCGGGCCGACTGCCCTACATCTTGATCGGGCGCGCGGTTCGCTACACGGTCGACGATCTCGAGTCGTTTATTGCTCGCGCCCGACAGGACACGCCCGCATGTCAGTCTACAAACCGAAAAACTCGCCGTATTTCCAATACGACTTCGTCTGGAAGGGTACTCGCTTTCACGGCTCGACAGGGCTCAAAACAAAGCGCGAAGCCCTAGCATTCGAAAGCCGAGTCCGCAGCGATGCGATTCTCGACATTCGCGAAAAGCCGCCCATTACACTCGATGAAGCATGCGGCCTGTATCAGGACCATGCAGAGCATCAGACCAGTTGGTCAACCACCCGCTACATGCTGAAGGCGCTGATCGAAGGGCTGGGCGCAAATCGGCTGTTGTCGGAAATCACTCAACTCGATCTGCAACGCTTCTTTGCGCGCCGTCGCGCCACCCGCAGCAATGCGACCATCAATCGCGAAGTGGAAAATTGCCGTGCCGTGTGGCGCCGCGCCGCTGGCGCAAAGTTCGACATCGGCGACATGCCCGAATGGAAGCTTCTGTTCCTGAAGGGCAGCAAAAAGCCGCCGCGCGAACTATCCATTTCGGAGGAACCACGCTTGTTTGAACAGCTCCGGGCGGATCTGATCGACGTCTGCGACTTCGCGCTCAAATCGGGCTGGCGCCAGGCGGAAGTGATCGGCCTGCGCTGGAAGGATGTCGACTTCGACGCACGCCAGGCACAGACTAAGATCAAGGGTGGCGACATCATTCGCCGACCGCTGACGCCCACGCTGATCGCGATCATTGCCAATCAGCCAAAGGTTTGTCCGTTTGTGTTCACCTATATCGCCCAGGTCGACAAAGCAGAGGTGAAGCGCGACAAAAAGGGCCGAAAACACCCCGCCCGCAAAAAGGGCGAACGCTATCCGATGACGAAAACCGCGCTGCGCGGCGCCTGGGCTGCGGCAAAGAAAGCCGCTGAGATTGAAGACTTCCGTTTCCACGACCTTCGCCACACCCGTGGCACCCGAATCGTCCGTGCCACCGGCTCACTGGCAGCTGCCAAGGAAGCGCTCAAACACCGCCACATCTCAACAACGCTGCGCTATGCCCATGTGTTGGACGACGACGTGCGAAACGCGTTGGAAGCTTCTGAAAGCCATTCCGGTTTCGGTGAGCGGAAGGCCAAGCGAGGATGATACTGATCGAAGCGGGAGCTTATGACAGAGGAAGAACGAATCGAACTCGGATGGAAAATCGGGTGGGTCTATTTCGTGCAAGTCGGAAGTGGAGGCCACATAAAGATCGGTTGGGCAAAGGATCCGACAAAACGGATTGCAAGCCTGCAGACCGCCCAGCCGCAGCAACTTAAATTGCTTGGCGTCATCCCCGGTTCGTTAAAGGCAGAGCGCGAAGTGCACGCTCTGTTCTCTCAAGCTCGCGTTCGCGGCGAGTGGTTCAGGCGATCCGACGTAATCGAAGACGTGCAGCGTCTCATCATGGAAAAGGGTTTCCGCGTCATCGAAGCCAGAAGGTCCCGGAATAATCCCGAACAAAAGTCGGACAGTCGATTTAATATCGTAATTCCAAACAGTTAGGCCGCGATGATTCTCGGTGTAAACGAGATGCTCTACCAACTGAGCTAACCGCCCGATCGCGTGTGGCGCCTAATACAGCCTAATGCGACCGGGACAAGTGCCTCGCATTCAAACGAGCGTCAGCCCTTGTTTGCGGAGCGTCGCGACATAGGCGCGCATCTGGTCGCGTCCCTTGGCGCTCAGCGCGATATAGGCGCGGCGCCGATCGTCCGGATCGGCATGCCGTTCGAACAGCCCGGCGTCATGCATGCCGCCGATCCAGCGTAGCGCAGTGGTGGGCGGCACCGCCGCCGCGATGCACAGGCTGGATACCGACACGCGCCGCCCCTCCAGTTCGGCGGCGAACAGGTCGAGCAGCATGTCCCAGGCGGGATCGGCGAAGAGCTCGTCGCCGAAAAACTGCCCGCGCATCCGTCGCGCTCGAATGACGGCACGGATTTCCTCCGCCTTGATATCGACGGCATGGCCGTTGCCCTGATCGGGTCCGCGATAGCCGCTTGGCGGTTCGCGCAGCGCAATCGCGCCGACATCCGGTTCGTCGCCGCGCGTCAGCCGGACCAGCGTGTCGGCGATGCGCGCGACTTCCTCGTTCAGCCGCTGCAGCCGCGCCGCCTCGGCATCGCGCGTGACATCGTTCAAACGCAGCGCGCGCCGCTGCAACAACTGTTTCAGCGCAAGGACGCGGTCGGCAGGCCCGGGTTCGCACAGCAATGCCAGCGCGCCGTCGAACCAGCGGCCGGCGACATCGTCGAGCATCGATTGCGGCACGGTCGCCAGCACCGCCGCGCCGCCCGCGCGCGCGGCGGCAATCGCATTGTCGAACACCCGCTCGGCCTGTGCAACGTCGCGCCCGCTTGTTTCGATCAGGATGACGTCGGCACTCGTATCGATCCGCGTGACTGCCGCGTTCCAGTCGCCTCCGGCGATCTCGCGCAATCCCGCGGCGTCGATTGCCGCACGCAACCCCGCATCGTCGCATCCCGCGTCGGCGATCAGGATCGCGGACCCGCGCAGATCATAGCTATCCGAGAGCATTTGCGATGTCGTTGCGGTCATGGTCGGCCCCGTGAGTTCATCATCTGTTCCAGATTTGCCGGGTTCCTCCGAAATGGTTAGTTCAAAAATATCCAT